GATTGGTTTGTACCACACCAGTTGCTTGGATGTGATCACTGTCTATTACTTGTATTTGGCTCCCACCAACGTTCCTAATGATTACGTCGTTTGAGAATAATCGTTTTAATCTACCAAATAAGGATGTATCTATCATGTTTATAAATATTTTTTTATCTTAATAACCAGGTAATATCTTCTTTACCATGATCTGCTTGTATAGCCCATGGATTAGCCATTTGTTGCCCGTGTGCGTTTATAGCATTCATGGTACCTCTATCCATAGTCATATTCATTAAATTTGTTCTATCGTATTCTACATTAGATTTTCTAAATCTTAATGCTGTATCTCTTAAATATAATCCCATACTAAATGACATTACGGCGTCGTCATTGTATCCTTCTTGGGCTTGTGGTTTACCGTTTTTCCAGATAAACACTTTCATTTCATCTAATAAACGTTTAGATTTAATAACACATGCTTTTTCATGAGTATATTCTCTAAATTTTTCAATCATTAAAGGGCGTGTTTTAACTGATGTTGTAAAACCAGCTACTAAACTATCTAGATTTTCTGATCGTCTAGCCCATTGATCTGATGTGTATGCTTCTGTTTTAGGTGAGTAATATAAGTTTTTATATCCTCTATCGATTGCTGTTTGTACAGTATCCCAACCCACATTTGCATTTTCAATTGCTAATAAAGCATCATTGTATTCTGCTGCTAAACCAACTAATAAATGTCCGTAATCGCGAGTTCCTATTTGTCCTTTATATTCGGCTACTTGTGTTGATGTTTCAAGATCAAAAACATGGCATGCTGAGTAATCTTTTCCATCTCCTCGTGCAACGTCTGCTGTTACTAAATATGATTTATTATAATCTGGTTGTTCCCAAATCCATAGATTACCATCGGTTCCTCGCTTTTCAACAGGTTCTACAATATTTGCTTCAACCCATTGCATTACATCAGCTTCGAATACTGTATCTCCGGAAGTATTAAAATCGCAATCACATTCCTGAGCAGCCATTTTAATTCCTAAATCGGCATCTTGTTGATCACGCCATACTTGATTTCGTTCAGGATGTACATTCCATTTTAACCTAATTGGAACAAATGAATTGGATCCTATTTCTGCTTTTTGCCATGTTTGGTGAAACCAGTTTCCGGTTCCGTTTGGAGTAGATAATGCTATACATCCTCCTCCCGTTGCTAATGTTTGTTGAGCAGAAGCAAATATTTCATGTATACTATCAATGAACGCGGCCTCATCTATTATAAGTAAAGATACGGCTTCTGAACGACCGGCATCCCCAGCTGCTGATACTGCTTTAACTTGAGATCCGTTTGGTAATTTAAGTAAGAGTTTGTTGTTCTCCAAGGGTTTCTCGGCTCCTTTTAACCAAGATGGTAAATTATCGTACATGAATCGTACTTTTGTTACCATGTTTTTAGCTGTTTCTTGTTTTGTCGCTATACAAAGTATATTTTTATCACTTTGAAATAACATTAACCATAAAGAAAAACCAGCTACTAGGGTTGATATACCTAACTGTCTAGATTTTAATACAACGTTGTAATTATTTTTTTGAAATTGAAATAAAACCTTTTCTTGAAACGGATATAAATTAAATTGTATTCTTCCCCTTGTTGGATGTTGAATCATACAATATTTTTTCATAAAATGAGCAGGATCTGTCATACATTTAATGTATTCCTGTTTGATTATCTCTTTTATGTTTTGTTGTTCACTCATGTAGTATTTTTATATATAAATATACAAAAGGCCTAACTTAAAATGAGCCAGACCTTTATGTAACTTATTATACGGGTGTTTAATTATGTTAAGTCTTGTAAGACATTAATTAAATTATTAATATCTTCAACCTCAACTACAACTCTTTGTCCATTGTCTTGAGATATTATTATTAAACGAGGATCCATTGGGTGTGATTTAACAGATACTCCACGATGTCCAGAACCAACGTTAGCTCTAAATTCATCATTTCTTTCTATTTCTCCTAATTTATATTTGTCTACATTTGGAGAAGTATCTTCCATATCCTCATATATTGAATCGTAGTCTTTAAAATCAGTATTATCATCATCTACACCTTCATGAACAGTATCGTCATCATCAATATAATCTGCTTCATCTACTGGTTCTTTCATATCATCTGCTAATTCTCTAGCAGCTCCAAATAGTTGAGTATCCGACCAGTTTCTAGCTTCTTCTCTAGTTAAACCTAAAAAATCGATTAATTCGGTACGACCCATTTTATTAATTCTATCCGCAGTAAATTTATTGGTTTCTTCAATAAATTCAACTGGATCTTTTTCTGTTCCAAGATTTTTATTTCCTGTTATTCTTCTAGCTATATCTATTTTTGATTTTTTAGTTTGAGGAGTTTCTGTAGCAGGGTTAGTAACATCAATAGTTGCTTCACTAAGTTTTTTGCGTACTTTAGCTCGAATAGTTTCTTTTAATTCGGATATTTTCATTATTATTTGAGTTTACATTTATTATAAATATTTATAAAATGCTTCTAACACAAGCGCGATACGCTCTTCTGTTGTACCCTTAATGTTAATTAATCGTTTTGGTGGAAATCTATTTATCAAAGCAACAATAGTTTCATCAATTACATCTCTATATTCTGCATTAATCTCACGTACGCCATTATCTTCGATTTCTATTCCTTCAGGAGATATATAAAATACAATATCATATTGATCTCCCATACATGTTGCTAATTCTATATAGCGATATTTCGCATATACATCAATAGATTTTGCATTGTCTGTGAATGCACACACATCCCAAATAGTACGATCAGTTAGTACGTTATCTCGCATAATCTCGCTCGCACGTTCTGCTAAAAATATAATTTGTCCTGGTAGAGATGAATCTGTATTTAATGGAATGCCTAGATCACGTAAATATTTACTGCGTTCAGTAGCAATAAAATAATCCTTAAATTCAGGTAATTCAGCTAATGCTTTTACTAGTGTAGTTTTTCCTACACTCATGGTTCCTGCAAATCCTATTTTCATTATTTAGTTTTAAATAAAGGGTTCTTTGCTGGTGGTAAACCAGTATGATTACGTTTTAATTCCCTAATTGCCTCTATAGTAGTACCTTGGAATATTCCCCAGAAGTAATACTCTTTCTTACCATCTGCTTTAATTAATGCTGGGCCTTCTGTATTATGTAGTACCCAAATTTTTTCGTTGGCTCTAGGATCGTTTTTGTCTTGAACGTCGTGTCCTAGGCGTTTCGTCTGTGTTAGATACAACGTTTGTCCGTCCGGAGTCTTTAATTTTTTTTCCATCTTTTTTGGGTTTGTTTAATTCTGTTTTATGTTTTATATCTACCGATATAGGTCCGTTAGGGAATATATCTAAATTAAAAGTCCAAGTAGTTATACTTTCATCATCCTCATATACACGAGTATATTTATTTGGGTTTTCCGATTGGACTGGTTTTATTATTTTACGTCTTCCCATAGAGTTAAATATACGAATTTTTATTGATGTTTCAAAATATCTTCGGCAACGTAGATTCCTTGTGCACCACTTACTGTTATACCTCTAGCGGAAAGTGCATCACCAACGAAATGTACGTTAGGATACTTGGTCAGGGCTAAATTGGTATAATCAACAAGTGGCTCAGGAGATAGATATTTTACTTCAGGTATGTACATACCCCAATCGTCTTTTAATGTTGGGAAGATTTTTTTCATTCCATCAATAAAACTATCAATGTAACTGAAATAACCTTCAAATGCCTCTCTTACTTCACCCATTACAAAATCATTTATTTGAGTTGCATCTACGAATTTACCTTCTGATGTTAGTGAAGGTACTCTAGATGGTGAGTAATATAATCCTTTATTATCGGCTTGTAGGGTTTTAACTAAATTTCTACTCCAAGTAAATGGATCTTCAATTCCGTTTACTTCCATTATAATACCAAAGTTAGTCATATCGTTTCTATACTTCTCATCTTTTTTAGCATGACCATTGTATGAATAATTTCCGTATGTTTCTTCTACTGCAACATATGCTGCATTATTGTTAGTACAGAATGAACGTAATGATACTCCTTTATCATCGAATTTTCGATATAACTTAAAGTCATATGATACATCGATTAGTTTTTGGAAGTGGTGTTGTGGTGCTTCAAAACGAACACCAATTTGTACCGATTTAGGTTCAGTTGGTAAGTCATATTTTTCAGCTAATACTTTACCAAAGTCAATACCTGATTTACCTACACCAAATATAAGTTCATCATATAGGCATAACATTCTTAAATCACCAAAACGTAATACTTGTTTGTTGAAATCAATATCTGTTACTTTGGTTTCCCATTTAAACTTAACACCTTTATCAACTAAATACGCATACCAGTTTTTAGCAATCTCTAATAAATAATCTGTTCCAACATGCCATACTGGGAATAAACGTAAACCAAATTGAGGTTTAATAAAATCAGGTTCAGCAACTGGGTTTGAACATTGTACTTCTTCAGGTTTAGGATGGAAACGTTTAAAGTTAGTTATAACTTGATC